TCGCACTCTTAAGACTAAAACCAAACTTACAGCAGAAGAAAGAAAAGCTCTAGCAGCAGCCAGATTGAAGGCTGCCATTGACAAAGCCAACCTTGCCCTTCTTAAGGGCGAAGAAGTCTTTGACATGGACAGGATCCAGATTGCAGCAGCTCTTACGAACCAGGCTGAGCAATTAGGTAAAGCGACAAATGCATCACAGGTCTTACAAATTGCTAATGATACTGCTCGACTAAATGTAAAAAAGTCAATCCTTGCATTGGAAGATGCTATCGCTTCTAAGGATGAAGCAGCAATTACTAAAGCAACGGAAAAACTTAACGCAGATCTAAAGATTCTAGGCGCACTGACTGGACAAAGTGTAAAACTTTCAGACATCAAGTCAATCCTTGATAGCCTTAAGCCTGTCGATTTAATCAATCAAAGCAACTTAGACAAAGCCTTAGCCAGCATCCAAGAGATGCTTAGACTTCTAGCTCAAGCCAATACCCAGGCTAAAGCAGCAATACCTACAAGCGCATCTTTAGGCTCTGGAATACCAGCAGGAGATTACATTGCACCTATCTCCACAGCAGGTGGATCTATTGGAGCTATTTTGGAATATGCAGAAGCAGCAGCAGCTCGTGCTAATGCTTTTGCAGACTTGCTAGACATGGAGAACGCATCGGCTGCAAGTCAGATGGCTTCTACCATTGATCTAGAAAGCATTGCTCGCTCATCACTATTGCAGGGTCTAGCAGGTGGAGCAGGTGTATCAGGTGCGGTTAGCGGTTCACGCTATGCAGCACAGGCTGCTAATGCTTATAACATTACAATTCAAGCTGGTATCGGTGATCCAGAGGCTATTGCGAGAGCAGTGGAAGATGTCGTTCGTCAGTCTTATCAACGCGGTACAAGTTCCACAGGACTTCTAGCCGTATGACTTGGCTTCCAGAATGGCGCATAACAGTCGGTACGACTGTCTACACCAATGTAACGGCAGTTAATGTCACCATTGGTCGTATTGACATTGATCGTCAATGCCAAGCAGGTTATGCTCGCATGGACATCATCAATTCAACTAATGCCCTTTTTGACATCGATGTTACAGATTCTCTGACTTTAGAATTAAAAGATACTTCTGGAACTTATGTTCCTTTTTTCGGTGGCACTGTCTCAGATTTTACAACTTCAGTCAGAAGCCCAGAAGAATCAGGTTATGTCACAATAGGAACAATTCTTGCAGTAGGAGCTTTGGCTAAATTGCCTAAAGCCATTTACACAGATTCTGTAGCTCATGGGCTCGATGGCGAACAGATCGGGATTATTCTTGCAGATTTATTAGTGAGTGAATGGATCGAAGTCGCACCTACTCTCACATGGGCAACATACGATCCAACTACGACATGGGCTAATGCTGAGAATGTCGGATTAGGTGAGATCGATACTGGTTTGTATCAGATGGATAATCTTTCAGCATCTGATCGCAATACTCAAACACTCGTTCAGCAGATAGCAGACAGCGCACTTGGTACTCTCTACGAGGACAAACAAGGGCGAATCGGCTATGCAGATGCGGATCATAGAAGTAACTATTTAGAAGCTAATGGCTCAACCCAGTTAGACGGCAATTACGCTTCCCCTGCCAGCGTAAAGTCGATTCTTCAAATTGGCAAGATTCGCAATAGCGAGATTGTGCGCTATGGCAATGATTACGGCTCAACCTATTCAGCCACAGATGATGCTTCAATCGCCACCTATGGTCGCTACCAAAGGACATTCGACTCCAACATCCGCTATCTGGCAGACATCGAGGACATCATTGAGCGCGATCTGGCATTGCGCTCGATTCCTAGAACGCAGCTAGATCAGATTACTTTTAGACTTGACAATCCCCTTATGCCTAATGCCCTCAGAGATGACCTTATAAACCTTTTCTTTGGCGAGCCAGTAGTTATTACTAATTTACCCTTCAACATGTTCGAGGGGTACTTCTCAGGCTTTGTAGAGGGCATCTCAATGAGAGCCACTCCAACTTTTGTGGATATGACAATCTATGTCTCACCAACAGACTTTTCTCTTATAGCCCCGACATGGGCAACAGTACTTCCAACTAACACCATCTGGAGTGGCGTAAATGGTACACTACAGTGGTCTAAAGCGATCGGAGCTCTAACCTAATGGCAACAACAACCCCTAATTTTGGTTGGGCAGTACCAACCAGTACTGACCTAGTCAAGGATGGCGCAGTAGCCATTGAGACTCTAGGCGATTCTATCGATGCTTCACTCGTCGATCTAAAGGGTGGCACTACAGGTCAGGTGCTAAAAAAGAATTCAAACACAGACATGGACTTTATTTGGTCTGCTGATTCAGCTGGCATGACTAACCCAATGACTACCACAGGTGACACAATTTACTCATCAAGCGGATCAACACCTGCTAGATTAGGTATTGGATCAACTGGTCAGGTACTTACTGTTGCAGGTGGAGTACCAACATGGGCAACACCTGCTGCTGGTGGTGGTGGCAAGGTTTTGCAGGTAATCAGCACAACAAAGACTGATGCATTTACAAGCACAAGTACATCATTTACTGACATCACAGGTCTTTCGGTCAGTATCACTCCTACAGCTTCTACATCAAAGATTATGGTTTTTTACAATGTGACAGGCTCGGGAGATGTTGGTGTCAATACTTCATCTATTCGCTTAGTGCGTGGATCAACAGCAATCAACATTGGTGATGCAGCAGGTTCAAGAACACCTGCTACAAATGGTATTTTTGAAGGTGAAGTAACAGCCATCGGAAACGCATCAACTAACTTTCTTGATGCTCCTGCAACAACTTCTGCAACTACTTACAAGGTGCAAGTTCGCTGCAATAATGGTGGTAATTCATTTATTAACCGCTCTGAAAACGATTCAGATCAAGGGCAAAACAACAGAACCACATCAACAATCACAGTCATGGAAATTGGTGCATAATGATTGATTACACACTTATTCTTAGAAAGCGTTATTCAGCCGAATGGACTCTCAATGGCGATGATTATGCAAATTTGGTATGGCTTTCAGACTCACCAAAGCCGACCAAAGAAGAATTAGATGCTCTTTGGCAGTCAGTTCTTGACGAAGTTGAAGAAGAAAAAGCAGCTAAAGTTGCCGCTAGAGCAACAGCCGAAGCCAAACTTGCTGCACTTGGTCTTACGCTAGAAGATCTAAAGGCACTCGGATTATAAGTGAAGGCAAAACTTTCTAAAGCTGCGATCCAATTAAGAGAGCAGATTGATGATTCGTTCCCAGATCGTGACCGCGCATCGGATGGTTGGATCGGTGATACCCGACACGCTGCTCGCAAGTCAGATCATAATCCAGATGAGCAAGGCTGGGTTCGTGCCATTGATGTGGACAAAGACTTATTCAAGGGCGGTAAGCCAGACATCATGGGAGATCTTGCTGATCAGCTTCGTACCTTGTCCAGATCCAAAAAAGACAAGCGTGTTAGTTACATCATTTACGATGGACGAATCTGCTCAAGAATCCTTAATTGGAAGTGGCGCAAGTACACAGGGGCTAACAAACACACTAAGCACATGCATGTTAGCTTTAAGAAAGAAGCTGACAATGATAATGCTTTTTTTCAAATATCTATGTTAGGTGGAGAATAATGAAAAACATGAAGAACCCTGTCATCCTTGCCGGTGGAGCATTCCTAGCAGCATGGGCATCTAGCAACTTCGACCTTGACTACCGCGCAATCCTATGGGCTGTGCTGTCAGGGGTATTCGGATACGCGAGTCCTAAAAAGTGAGCCAAACGGATTTCTTTCAGCTCTACATCGCCACATTGGTAACACTTGGTGGATTGTCTGGCTTTGTCATTACTCATTTACTAGCTGAGATTAAGCGACTCCATGCGCGTGTCGATGAGATCTACAACATACTCTTAGAGCGATAATTCTGTCATGGCAAGAAAAGAGACAAGAGCACTAGAGGAGCAAGGCTACTCAAAGCTCGATGCTTACTGCATTGGATTGCACGAGTATTACAAGTCTTTACGCAAAGCGGGATTCTCAGAGGGAATCACTTTATTCATGATTACAGATGTTCCCTCTTATCCGCGTTGGATCTTGCCTGATCCAGTCGAGCCAGAGAAGTTCGGCGATTACGAAGATGAGGATGATGACTAAACGCAGATACCTGGTGATCTCGGATCTACAGATTCCATATCACCATGAGCAAGCCGTTAAGAATCTTATCAAGTTAGTAAAGCGCGAGAAGTTCGACTTAGTTCTCAACACAGGCGATGAGCTTGACATGCAGAGCCAGTCAAAGTGGGCTAAAGGCACACATCTGGAATATGAAGGGCAGCTAGATTATGATCGAAGTCTCGCTCAAAACATCCTCTGGGATCTCGGCACGACCGACATCACTCGATCCAACCACACCGATCGTCTATACCACACTCTCGTTAGAGGAGCTCCTAGCCTCATCGGACTTCCAGAACTCGAATACTCCCGCTTTATGGGTTTCTCCGACATGGGGATTCGTTTTCATAAAAAGCCATTCGAGTTCCATAAAGGCTGGGTTTTAGTTCACGGAGACGAAGGATCGATGAACTCCAATGCAGGACTTACAGCTCTTGGCTTGGCTAAGAAGTTCGGCAAGTCGGTAGTCTGCGGACACACTCACAGGGCTGGCATCAGTGCCTATACAGAGGGCTTAGGAAGCCAATACAGGACTCTTTGGGGCTTAGAGGCAGGAAATGTTATGGACAAGAAGAAAGCCTCTTATCTTAAGGCTGGGAGTGCTAATTGGCAGATGTCCGTGGCAGTCATTGAGACACATGGAGACCGAGTTAGCCCATTCCTAGTGCCCATCAACAAGGATGGATCTTTCACACTTTACGGCAAGTTATACGCCTAGATCGTTATCAATTCGTTACTTAAATGTACTGGATTCGTCTGACATTTATGTCACACTAACTCTGTAAGCCAGTCGAGGGCACTGGATGCAGATAGGAAATGAAATGAGTTTGGAAATGCCAACGATTGTGCTGCTTTTAGTAGCTAATGTTTTATGGTATTTAGTAGGTTGGGCTAAGGGCTTTAACGAAGGCAAGCGCGAGGGGCTAATCGTGGCTAAGTCATTTCAGCGAGTGACAACAGATGCGCGCTAATGAGATCCTACTTACCGCAACAGACACAATCCGCGATCGTGGGCTATCGTATGGTCACCCTGCGGATAACCTGCAACACACCGCAATGCTCCTCAGTGCATACCTACAGACACCGATCCACGATTATCAAGTCGCAGGGATCATGGTGCTCGTTAAACTTGCAAGGACTAATCAATCAGCCCAGCACATCGACAACTGGGTCGATCTATGCAGCTATGGCGCACTCGCAGGACAACTAGCAACAGAGGAGAATGAACTCTATGTTTAATTTAGCCGATTACGAACCAGTCGAGGTGAGACTTGAAAAGTTTATTAAAGATTATCCATCATTTCGTATTGCAACAGAGCTTGAAGTTGTCGAGGCTACTCGATACATTGTTAAGGCGTATCTATTTAAGGATGCTAGCGATGGCGTTGCGTGGGCAACAGGGTACGCTGAGGAAACAGTTACTAGCCGTGGTGTTAATCAGACTTCAGCATTGGAGAATTGCGAGACTTCAGCGATCGGCAGAGCACTTGCAAATGCAGGTTATGCGCCTAAAGGAAAGAGACCAAGCCGAGAAGAAATGACAAAGGTCGTTGCTACAAAAGTAGTAAAGCCACCAGTTCAAGAGGTCAAGGCAGACGACCAAGATTACTGGACTACACCTGTCGGACAATATAGAGGCGTAGTCGATGCACCTGTAACACTTGAAAAGGCTATGGAGAATGTAGCTGCGATCATAGGAACAGGCGAGGCAGTAGAAGCTCCATCGTGCGAGCATGGCAGTCGCATCTGGCGCGAAGGTGAAAAGAATGGCAAGGCATGGGGCGGTTACTTCTGCTCTGTAGTTAATAACCAAGGTGGTTCGCCTAAGTGTGGCACAGTTTGGTACACACTA